AAGGACCGGATAAAGAAGTGGTTATCTGCGAAGTCTTCGAACCGCTTTATAATGGTGTTTAGAGTAATCATTACGGGGTGTTTTGGGCCTTAAAGGAGGATATTACCGTCTTTGCTTTAACTCGTGCGCAAGGTCTTTTAAGAAGGCGAGGTGTTGGAGGGTGACGTTAATCGGCTTTTGCGTAACTTCTTCCATACGGAGGAAACTCTCTCCCGAAAGTTGGTAGAGGACCGGGTACCAGCCCCATTTGTCTGCGAGTGCAGAACCGCTTCCCCCGCCTCCAGTAAAGACGCTTGCAAAGTCTGTAGACGTACGATTCTTGTATTCCAAAAAAAAAGCAGGGCACCCGAAAAGAGGTCGGCCGGCATCTTCTTAAACGGCTCCGCGTCCTCTTTGGCCGTGTATGCCTTCAGCTTGTATTCTTTGCCTACGTGGTATTTCATAGGCCGATACAGGACGGCCATGATGCGGTGCGCGTTTGCCCAGAAGTCTTCTTGATAGCTTTCGCAGTCTATCCATTCACCCGTGGTGAACTCGTCCCAGTCTTTGATAAATCCGTACTTCTTCCCTTCGAGGTTTATGATAGGTTCGTGGCGCGCTTCTTCGGGGATGTGGTTTACGCGGTTAAGGATTTCGTAGATGTCGCCCATCGGAATAGTGCGGGCCTCCTGTTCCGAAATATCACAAACGGCGCAAACCTTTTGCAGGTCTGTCGACTTCGTACAAAGGACCTGTAACTGCCCTAGGGTTAGCTGGCTCCAGTTGGTAGGGTAACGCATCGAGGAAATAACGGGAAGAAGTGATTTCCTCAAAGTTAGGGCATAAAAAAAGGCCCCGGAGGGCCTTCGCTTCGTTTAGGCGATTGTGTACCGGATTCCGTCTACCTCTGTCCTTCCGCTCATGTTCTCGATGTACCCGGTTTCGGTGAGAACTTCAACCCATGTACCGAACTGGTCCGAGAATTGACCGACAACGGTTAAACGGTAGTCAACGTTGAAGGAATCGTTGTAAAGGACTGTCGTGCCGAAGGGGAGGTTTGAAAAGGTCATGTTTTCCGTTTGTTTGATGAAGCAAAGATAGGACACCACTTCTAACCTTCCAAACTTTTCCCTAACTTTTTTTCATCCTATCCGGTACCTTCCGTAGTTCGGGTTACTCTGGTTGAACATAGCCGCATACCGCGCCGCGTCTATGGCGTGGTTAAATGCGTCTACAGGCTCGTTCAGGTTCTTCCCGTTTTTGTCCTCCTTCCACTTGTAGTTCCGGAGTTCCTTTATCAGGTTCAGCGAACGCGACGTAACCGCCAAAGGCTTCGAGTGGAAGAACTGGATTCCCGCACGTACGGAGTCGGGACCCTTCCGCGCCGGGTGTACGTTCATTCCGTAGCCGTGTAGTTCGTCTATAGACTTCGGTTCGGCGCTGTCTGCGATTACAGTGTTCTTCCCTACCTCCGATTCGAGCAGTTGGAATATCTGCCTATTCGAAAGGCCGTTCTGATATAGAACCTCATCGAGCAGGAACGCTTCCCCGTCCGAGTAGACCGCTACGCACGCCGTAGGGTCGTTCGTGTACCCGAAGTCTAGCCCGTAGGATACCAGCTTAAAGCGCGGGTCTATGGTTTCGGTTTGGCTCCAGTGGGTGAGGATGGTGCTTCGGGATTGTCCCCGCTCTCCGAGTCCGTAGATTCTCCAGTAGTTCGGGTCGGCCACTTGTAGCCGTTCAATTTCGGTAACGAGGGACGGTTCAAGAAAGGGGTTGTCTCGGAACGTCGACTGAAAGAACGTGGCATCTTCTCGAGGTATTACGTGGTCGTATATCCAGTGGAATTCGTCGGACGGGTTGTAGTCCAAAAGTACCTTACCCGTGGTTCGGATAAGCAACTGCCTAAAGTCTTCGAGGTTTAGTTCGTTCGCCTCGTTTATGAAAAGTACGTCCCGTTTGCGTCCGCGTATCTTCTGGGGCTGGTCAATACTGATAAATTCTATCAGGTTCCCCTCGAGGATATAGGTGGCGTCGCTTTTGTTGTGGTTTACCTCTGTGTAGATTCCTTCGCGCTTGAGTACCTCGAAGAAGTCCCGCATAACGGAAGCACGGAGTGCCGGGAAGGTCTTTCGGCAGATTGTGAGTACCGCCCCTCCGTTTGGGTTCCTGTAACAGAACTCGACCAGCGAAAGGAGGATAGAATACGTTTTGCCCGAACGGGTACCGCCTTGGTGTACCTGTATCCGGGTCTTACAGTTGCGTACGTCGTAGTACGTCTTCGCGAGTTTCAAAGGCCTTCGCCGTTAAGCCATGAAAGGGGCGAGCGTTCCGTTACCTCGATTTCCTGTCGCTCGATATATCCCCGCTTCTTTCCTTTGGTCTTCAGGTAGAAGATAGTCGCGGCGGGGTTCCCCTCTTTCACGAGTTTGTATAGGTGCGATTCTGCAAAGTCGATTACACTTTCTTGGATGGATTCTACCGCTGCTTTGTAGGCGGGGTCGTCTTTCATCCAGTTGTAGTGACTCTGTCGGTCTACATTCGCGGCCTTCGCTGCCGTCGAAACGATACCCAAAGACTTCTCGAGGGCTTCCAACATGGCGACCTTTTTAGGCGCCGAAATTGTCGAGTTCATAGTTAACTAACGAGTTCAGCCTTCTTTCCTGTGAAGTCCTCCCACCGCTTTACAATTACGTCGCAGTATTTGGGGTCAAGTTCCATTCCGTAACAGATTGATGCGTTTTGCTCCGCAGCTATCAGCGTAGTACCAGAACCCAAGAAAGGTTCATAAACCAAACCCGGCCACGACTGGATAAATACTTCTGCGAACTCTACCGAGAAGGTGGCTGGATGCTGCGAGCGGTTTTTATCCGTTGCGCGATTTACCCGTATAACTGAATCGCAAATTTTTGTATCCTGATATGTGTAGGACCCGTCCGGTTCGGCTTGCGAAAAACCACTTACTTTTCCAGATTTTGAACGTAAACCTTTTTTGGTTTTGGTTTTCTGTCCCGCCATTTTGCTTTCCAGAATCTTTTTAGGTTTTAATGATTCTTGATTAAAGTGAAAAATAAACTCGTGAGACGGTGCAAACCTGCCGGACCAGTCTCCGGGCAATCCCCAACCTGAATCCCAAACATACCAGCCAAACCTTCGCCATCCTTCGGACTGCATCCATTGAATCCAGTTTTCCCAATATAACTGCACTTCGTTATCTCGATGTATTAAACCCAAGTTCACCAAAACTTGACCTTCCGGCTTCATATGTAGATTTGCGAATACTCCTAACATTAGCGCGTCCCAATCTTGTACTATCTCCTTTGCCGCTCCGTAATCCCTTTGTTGGCCATAAGGAGGAGAGGTAAAGCACAAGTCCGCCTTCTGTCCATCCATTAACCGCGCCACGTGTTCCGCGTTCGTGGAGTCCCCGCAAAGGAGACGGTGTTTTCCGAGGATGTACAGGTCTCCCGGTTTGGTCTTCGGTTCTTCGGGAACGCTGGGTACTTCGTCGGGGTCTGTTAGGCCTTCTTCGGGTTCCGCTTCAGGGGTCCACACATCGAGTCCCCAGTCCTCGAGTTGGTTTGCGTCCCACTCATTCGCGAGGATATCCCAGTCCCATTCTCCGTACCCTACGTTATCCTTTATGATAAATTCTTCTTGCTGGGAATCGAGCCACGAAACCACGTGAACGGGGACCTCACGTAGTCCGGCTTCTTTGCAGGCCCGTAGACGCATATTTCCGCCCAATACAACCCCGTCCGGCGTGCAGACGATAGGGCGTACCTCTAACATCTGCGGGAACGCTCTAATCGACTGAACGAGTTTCTGGAACTTATCGTCTTTAATTACCCGCGGGTTCTTCGGGTTTGGCTTGAGGGTATCAAGCTTTGCCCGTTGAGGTCCAGTATTCTTCATTGTGCCAAATTTCGCCCATTACGTCCCTCGCTATTACTTCGAGCCATGCACGGTCTACGGAATCGGCCGGCCGGATTCTTTCCGTGTACTGGGTGTCTTCGTGGTACGTCGGTCTGGGTACGTACGAATGAATCTTACCCTCACGTGCGTACTTGAGTATTTGCGCCGCTATCTGGTGGCGTTCTTCTTTCGTGTAACTCATTCTTCGAGTATTGCGATTATTACCATGCTCAAGGCTACGATAAGACAGAGGGCGAGGATATTGTTTAGGTGTTCCATTAGCCGCGTGCTAGTTCTTCCCTCATCCAGTCGTCGAAGAAGCCTTCGCGCCGTCCGAGGTTAATCCACTTTCGGAATCGGTCCTGCCTTCTGTTTTCGTGGTATCGCGGTTCATATCCTGCGGGGACGGGGTAGAAGTCTCCCGCGTCGGACTGGTATACCATTCCTGCATCCATCAGCCGCGAAATAGCGGAGGTTAGGGTTTGGTGTGGGTACTGCGACACGATTCGGAGGTAGTTTAGGCTTACTCCGGGTGTTTTGTCGATTAAGGAAAATACATGGTAGACCTTCGGGAGGTCTTTACCGCTGGCTACCTGTTCGCGGTAGGCCTTAAGGGATAGGGTGCTCATATCGTTCGTTATTCTCCGCGGCGTGCGATAGCCTCCGCGAGTGAATGAATGTCCTTCTTTACCACGAGTTTCGTTCCGTCGGTAAAACAGAGTTTAGAACCCGTAGTACGGAGGGTGTGTTCCTCGAGTACATGGGTAACGGTGTCGAGGTTGACGTACACCAGTCGCGCGTCCTTATGTCCGAGCAGTTCCAACAAAATGTAATTATTCATCTTTTCCTTGGTTAGGGGTTTAGCACGTCAGGCAGGATTCGAACCTGCAACTTTCGGTTTTGGAGACCGACGTTCTGCCAATTGAACTACTGACGTGTTCTGTTACCGCTTATTCGCGTAATAGGCCACGCGTACCTTTTCGCGAATCTGGTACTTGAAATCCTCGAGTATCCTTTCGAGGTCGCGTTCGAAATTCATGTCTTCGTGCCACTCGTTGAACGAGTCCGGCCCCCGGTCGGGGACGCTGCTACTCTGGACCCGTGGCCCGTCGGCGGTGTAGTGGTTTGGCATTAGTCGATGTCTTTTAATTCGGTTAGGACCTTCTTCGCTTTTTGCACGATTACGTAATCGATGCTATTTAACTGGACTTCTTCGATAAAGTCGTGGGCGGCGGCGTACTTCTTGTGGAGGTTCATGTACTGCCGCTCAAGGATTTTGTACTCGAGGCTCATTTCGTTCGTAGTTCGTTAGATGTTGCTGCTACTTGAATTCCGTAGGGGTCTACCCAAACGAAAATCATTTTTCCGTGCGGGTCTCGGAATTCAATTCCGAGAATGTACCCATCAACTGGACAGTTGTGAATCTCGGTGACGAAACCGCGGCTCTCGTAATAGGCGGCGGCGGCTTTGCAGGTCTCGTGGGTCAGTTTCATTTTTTCCGTCTGTTTGATGGGTCAAAGATATGCAAGATTTCTATTCCTGCAAACGTTCAGTATCTTTTTTTTCATTTGCCAAAGACTCGTGTACCCGTTCGGTCTCTTTCCAGACGTAGGCCCCAGAGTCCGCGTAGGCGACTTTCTTAAGGTTCTCTATCATGTTCCGTACGCACGATTCGCAGTTACTGGGGCTTTCGTTTGTGTGGTATGTACGGTTGTAGAGTTCCGTAAGTTTCAAATTCTGGTCCCGGCTAATGAACTTTTCCAAAGGCCCCAGAAAGTCACGGAGTTCTTGGAGGTCTTCGGGAGTGATTAGCGCGGGCCATTTCTTGAGGGGACAGGCTTCGGCTTTTAGGGAGGCTTTGGCTGGCATGAAGCACCCGCACAACGTCCCGCCTTTGACCTTCTTACGCTTTAGAAGCGTGCCACAACTCCGCGTAGAACGGTTGTAGTGTTCGCACGACTTACAAACCTCCAGCCTTTCGGCCTTTTTCTGCTGGCTTACGAATAGCATCGGCTATTAGCTTTTTAGTTCGGTGTAGGGACTGGTACAGGGTCGCGGGCTTAATGCCCGATTCTTCCGCAATTTCCGAAAGTTTGTGCCCGTCGATATAGAGGCGGATAATCATTCGGTCGAACCACTGGAGGCGGTCGATGTACAGTTCTATTTGCTCCAGCTTAACCGACCGCTCGAACCCCGGTTCTGCTACTGGTTCTTTTGGTGTCGGTGTATCCTGAAGGGTGTACAACTGTTTGAACTTCCCTCTGGTGGCTTCTACGTACATAGCCGTACAGAAATAGCCCATAGGCTTCTCCTTAAAACTCTTATCGATTACCCGGAGGTAGGTATGTGAAACGAGGTCGGTAGGTTCCGTACAGAAGCGCCCCGCTACTTTGAGGAGGTAACTGTAATTCGCCGTAACGAACTCATCCCACAATACCTTCGAGTTTTCCAACTTCAGATTTATATAGCCGTATCATTTGTTCGAGGTCGGCTACTGAATAACGCGCGGGCCTTTGGCTTTTGATTAGTATTTCTTCCGCCGTTCCTTCCCCGTAGATACCGTCTATCTTCAGTCCGAATTCGAACTGTTTGCCTCCGTTCATGTTGCAGCGTTTGCACTGGAACTGGACGTTTACCGGGTCCCATCTTGTAGCGAATTTGGCCCGCGTGATAAAGTGGCCCGCGTCTACTTCTTTCCAGTGCCTGCGAACCCCGCACGTAAAGCACTCCGAATAGCCGTATTCGTCGCATACCCGAAGCCGGATATACCGGGAGAAGATTTGGTCAAGCGTCGCCACCAGTCGCGCCCGTTGTGTTCCACCTCTCTTTGTCGCGGGCATGAATTTCGGCTCTCTGTTCGGGGGTCAATTTAGGCCGCCTTTGCATGATTTCCGCGAACGTGGGCGTAACCTCCGGGAGGGTCTTGAGGATGTCCCCAAACAAAGGAGAAAGGGGTTCCGTGGTTAGGGCCTCTTTGTAGTGCTTTTCCCGAAACTCGCAGGCCGTGTTCACGTCGTATTCTCTCAACGCCCCGCAAAGGGTCGGCGTATCCAGCCGCCCGTAAAGGTCTATCTTACCTCTCCGAATCTGGGTGAAGACGTGTACTACCTCTTCTATTTTCAGGGTCCGGAATTCGTCGATAATGTCTTCTACCGCGGTCAGTACGTCCTCTTCACTGGAGAACGTGTTGTTTACGTTGACCGCTTGAGACAGTCGTACGATTTCGCGCCCCAGAAAGGCCCGAAGCAGTTCCGGACTTTCAGAGTTCGCCCGTGAAACGCTTGTGCCATTCCGGTGCATTTCCTCCGGACCG